CGGTCATATCTTATAGAAAGGGTAACTATTATTATTCAACAGATAAAAGATTAAAAGAAAAAGGCGATCATAAGTTTGTTAGATCAAGTAGTTTAAAAGATATACTTAGAAAAATTAAATTACATAGTACTAGATTACCTAGTGGTAATAAGCCAATTACAACGGCAGAAATATTAGGATTAGACATTCATAATAGACAGAACCCAATAGGTGCAAAAATACAAGCAGACTATGTAGACACAGCATCTATTAAACGAGATTATAATTCTATAAGTATGAATGGTGTTGAACTACATCAGCTATTATTACATTCATTGAAAGATAAAACAATAGAACTTAGTGATTCATACAAACAAAAACTTGACAAGTTTGATAAATTGTTCGATGATATTAACTTAGGTTTAACGAATATACAAAATGATCTTGCAAAACCTTTTTATGTATTTATTAAACAACCAATGATACATGGTAATGCTTGTGTAATATTTAAAGCTAAGTTAGATGAGCAATATAAAAGTTTACAAGTAGTTGGAGAAGTCAAGGGGTATGAAAATATAGAAGACTTCGAAGACTTTGATAAAGTTAAAAGTAAATTATTAATGTGGTCATTAGAAATAGAAAATAAACATTCAAATAAATCAGGCTTTTCTTGGTTAATTGATAAAGTTATTCCTAAAATTGATGACTACTTTAATTCTGATAAAGATAAAATAGATGCCGTAGAGTTTGGAGTTGGCACACTTAAACTTCAACACAATACTTGGCAAATGTATGCGACTTATGTAATAGATGATAATTAAACACGAACTAGAACCTATACCACATTTCAAAATGACGGATTATATCCGTGTCCCCGTTCACAAGAGTGGAGATGATTATATAGTGCATATTGGTAAAAAGAATAAGCGAATATATACTCTTTCCACTCTACCTTCTTTTATTACATCTAAACTTACCGTAGCAAATGTATTATCTAATAATACTATTTCTGATGAACAGCTAGATCCTAGTAAATTATTTATTTGTCATGAAGATGGCGGAGATCCTGACTTAGCATGGAAAGCAAGTGATAGTTATTATATAGTTATAATTCATCATAATGAATTTTTATCGTTGTTAGGACTAGGAGAAAATGACACCTGAAAAGAAAGTTAAAACAAGAGTTAAGAAACTATTAGATGAACTAGGTTGTTACCATTGTATGCCTGCAACGGGCGGATATGGTGCAAGCGGAATACCTGATATTATTGCATGTTATCAGGGTAAGTTTATAGGAATAGAATGTAAAGCCAACGGAAACAAACCTACCTTACTTCAATTAAAACACCTAAATGATATTAGCTTTGCGGGCGGACTTTCAATAGTCATTGACGAACATAATATAAATATGTTAGAATTATATATCACGGGTAAGCAAACCATTAATAAGTAACCTGACACCCTGTCAGGTAGAAAAGGAATAACGTGTCAGAAATTAAAAATGATATGGTAAATCACCCACCACATTATACGGCAGGTGGTATAGAAACCATTGACTTTATCAAAGCAAAGCTATCACCTAAAGAATACATAGGTTATCTACGAGGAAACATATTCAAATACAATTCTAGGATTGGCTTGAAAGATGATCCTATTCAAGATGCAGGTAAGATTGAATGGTATGCAAAAGAACTTAAAAAATATATTCAGGAGATTAAATCATGAGTGATGATATTTTTATGCGAGTGAAAAGACTTCTTGAGAATCATGTTGAGGTCTTAAATAAACATAGTATCGGTGATGAACACGCAACTGAAGCACAAGACATCATTGATGAATTAAATGTGTTGATTAAAAACAAGGCATTTATTGAACACTTAGAACACGAGATTGAAGAAGAGGAACGCAAGATGGTCAGCGATGACTTGGCTAAAGAAATTCTTAACGGAAAGTTTTGTGTTGGCGGTAACTGTGAGGACTAGGAACTGGTATCTTATTTAGCGAGAGTGCTAAGTATCGTCGAGATTGCTAAACGAAAGGAATTAAAATGAAAAAATATATAACAAAAAATAAAATAGAGTATACGCACAACGGATTAAAAATACATATACTAAATAGTATATTGTCTTATGATTCTCCAAAAACCCTATACCAAATATGGTATGGAGTCAATATTGACAAAAAGTTTGTAGAGCCGATAATAAAAGAATTAGTTGATGATGGCTCAATAGTACAAACAGAGATGTCAAAGCGAGTTGGATATGTTAAAGTAGATAAATGCCCCCTACAAGAACTACTTAGACCAAAATCAATATTAAAACAATTTAAAATAAAAGGTAGAAAAGTCCATAAATTAGGTTACAAATAGGAGATAACTATGTCACATTATCCTCAAAGATTTATTGTAGTTGATTATGAAGGTGAACCACTTAGAAAGTTTAGGTCAAAACATGACGCAGAGTGGTTTACAGAAGACAAACCTGACTGTAAGATAATAGAGTTACCTAAAGAAAAACAAGAAACAAAGACAGAACAAATGAGTAGATTATTAAAAGAATATGGTGAGTGTTTAATGTAATGAGTGATGAAGTAGATATAGCAAATGAACAAGTACAAAAGTCTCTAGATGCAACAATGAGAACTATTGATACTAAAGTAAGTGAGAACGATACAGGGCTATGTCTATGGTGTGGTGAACCCGTACACGATAAACGTCGTTGGTGTAGTGTGGAGTGTAGAGATGAACACCAAAGGTATAGTTAGCCCATGTACGAGTATATGTCGATACGAAGAGATAGATGGTGAACCGAGATGTATCAGTTGTTTTCGCACTTACGAAGATTTATCTAACTGGATGTATCTAACAAATGAAGAACGAAAAGAAAGAATTAGACAAATTAAGAAAGATAGGAGAGAGTATGAACGTCAGCAACAAAACAATAAACATATGGAGAAAAAATCGTAAGCAAGGATATAGATTTTTTGAACCCCATAATGCTAATAAACCGCTTCCAAGAACTATGAGAGAAGCATTCGGATACAAACAATATAACGAATTACGTTTCAGTGAATTTTATATGCGAGAAACAGCAAAAGCATATGTAGTGGGAGTCATTGTTTTATTAGTGTGGATAGGAACATGGCTATTTTAAAAACTACGGGAAATAAATGTAACAAATGTTCTAACCCTGCTAAGTACTACGATAAAAAGAAGTGGTGGTGCGGGTTTACAATGGATGCACATGGATACTGCAAAGCAGAGAAAGCAAAAGATAAATGAATATAGTAACGCTCGACTTCGAGACGTTTTATGATACAGGGTTTAGTCTATCTAGGTTAACAACAGAAGAATATATAAAAGACGAACAGTTTCAAGTCATCGGATTTGCAATAAAAATTAATAATGGTTCAGTTGAATGGCACACAGGCTCGCACGAAGAACTACAAGAGGTGCTAGCTAACATTAACTGGAAAGAATCAATGTTGCTTTGTCATAATACAATGTTTGATGGAGCGATTCTAAAATGGGTATTCAACCAAACTCCTTTCGCATACTTGGATACGTTGTCTATGGCTCGTGCTATACATGGTATCAATGCGGGCGGTTCTCTCAAGGCTCTCGCTGAAAGATATAATTTAGGACAAAAAGGTACAGAGGTTCTGGATGCTAAGGGTAAACGCTTAGAAGACTTCGAAGACCATGAACTACGAGACTACGGAGCGTATTGTAGAAACGACGTAGACTTAACACATAAACTATTTATAACCTTGTCGCATGACTTTCCCCTAGAAGAATTAAAACTGATAGACATTACACTTCGCATGTTTATAGAACCAACGCTAAGACTTGATGATGGACTGTTGGTGACTAGACTTGAAGAAGTAAAAGAAGAGAAAACTAATTTGCTAGCTGGTCTTATGAAAAGATTAGAGTGCGAGACAGAAGAAGATGTTCGTAAGAAACTAGCAAGTAATAAACAGTTTGCTGAGTTGTTAATGGAGTTAGGAGTTGAACCTCCATTAAAGATTAGTCCAACCACAGGCAAAGAAACCTACGCACTAGCTAAGAATGATGTAGGGTTTATTGAGTTGACTGAACATGAAGACTCATTCATACAAGAACTATGTGCAGTGAGGTTAGGTACTAAGTCTACAATCGAAGAGTCAAGGATAGAGAGATTCTTAGATATTGCATTTCGTAACGAGGGCCTGTTACCTATTCCACTTAAATACTACGGTGCCCATACAGGTAGATGGGCGGGACTAGATAAAGTTAACTTCCAAAACTTACCAAGCCGTGACATAAAAAAGAAAGCATTAAAGAACGCTATCCTACCACCAAAAGGTCATGTCATTATGAATGTAGACTCGTCACAGATTGAGGCTAGGATACTTGTATGGTTAGCGGGACAAGAAGATGTTGTTCAACAGTTTAGAAACCACGAAGATGTATACTCTAACTTTGCTAGTGTTGTTTATAATAAAAAGATAGATAAAAGAAACAAGACTGAAAGATTTGTTGGTAAGACTTGTACACTAGGATTAGGATATGGGACAGGGTGGCAAAAACTACAACACACGCTTGAAACTTCTCCACCAGGTGCTAAACTGTCGGATGATGAATGTAAAAACTTAGTTAGAATTTATAGAGAAGTTAATCATAAAGTTATAGATTTATGGAAAGAATGCGACCAAGCACTCGCAGATATAGCATCGTGGGGAGATAAAGAGCCATATTATCTTGGCAACCATAAGTGTGTATTAGTTACAGAAAAAGGGTTACGACTACCAAACGGATTATATATTTATTATCCTGAGTTGCATTGGGATACATCGGAAGCTAAAGGTAGGTTTGTGTATAAATCTCGTCGAGGAAGTGTAAGTATATGGGGTGGTTCAGTAGTTGAAAATATTGTACAGGCATTAGCTAGAATTGTCATAGGTGAACAGATGATTAAGATTAATGAAAAATATAAACCTGTACTAACAGTTCATGATGCGGTCGTATGTACTGCACCTGAAGAAGAAAAAGAAGAAGCATTAAAATTTATTATGGACGAAATGTCTAAACCTCCTGAATGGGGAAAGGACTTACCTATTGCCTGTGAAGGAGACTATGGAGAAAACTATGGTGAATGTTAATAGAGAAGCTGGAAAAGGCAGTCAACAAAGACCAACAGATAGACAAAAGTTTGAAGAAAACTTTGAAAGAATATTTGGTAAACCAAAAGAAAAGGAGAAGAAATGAGATTTGATGATAATTATTTTAATAGATATGGAAAGAAAAAATGGCAAAAGTAAAACAAAGTTTAACAACCAAAGCACATCAACCTGTTCATAAAAGAACATCTCAAGGTGGACGTCGAGTTAAGATGCAAACAATGAATAAGAATAAAAAAGCATCATATAAAAAATACAGAGGACAAGGTCGGTAATGACTGCGATGCGTAATTCAAATGCTAAGCACATAGACTTTGGTTTTATGCAAGGTATATTCCCCAACCCACGAGAGCTACCCGTTAACATAGATATGATAATGGAAAAAAATAATAAGTTTATTGTAGGTGAATGGAAGAAACCAAATGAACAAATATCAATAGGGCAGAGTATAATGTTAAAAAACTTAGCCCAAAGAAAAGATGTAATAGTATTAATAATTGAAGGTAATTCTGATAATGAAGAATGCTATGTAAATAAAGTTGAACAGCTACACCCTAATGGAAGTAAGGAGTTGTTAGGTGAGGGTAAACAATTTTTATTAGATTTAATGCAAAGCTGGCATGAATA